CTCGAGCGGTGCCTGGGATCATTGGACCAGATTGAGTGGTCAGGGCCTTGCTCCGTAGAGAAGTCAGCGATGATGAGGTCGTGGAGCTTGAGCGGGTAACGGCCAGCATCAGCCAGGCTGGTGTCCAGCATGAACTGTAGGGCAAAGCCTGAACGGCCATAGGAGAGTTCCCGCTCAGCCAAGTCCTCTACGTCAAAGCGAAGCGGGTCAGTGGGCTGGCCGATGTTGTCGGAAGCCCTATCGCTCATCACAGCCGGAGCAAGCCTGGGGCCGTTGGCCCTGACCCAGCCATCAGACGGGTAGCGAGCTGGCCACACCCTCATGGTGTAACCACGCTGAGGAAGGATGTTGTAGATGGACTCCTCAGTCTGAGGTGTGCCCAGGTAGACGATCCTGCCATCAGGCTTGAGGATGGCATCAAACTCCTTGATGATCTCGAGCAGCTTCTCCCTCATTGTCTGAGTCATGGAGTTGTTCAACGACTCGATATCATCAGCAATGATAAGGTCAGCACGAGAGCCGGTCATTTGGCCCGTTACACCAACCGACTTCACGCTGGGGCTGTGGGCAGGCTGGGCAGGACCTACATCAAACGAGATCATGGACCAGCGTTGGTCTTTGTCCGCTCTTAGGTGGCCCAGCAGCGGGGTGTCCCTGATGAGAGCCTGGCAGAAACTAGAGAAGTCGTCAGCACGCTGCTTGGAGGCAGAGGCCACGAATATCTTCTTGTCAGGGTCTAGCCACAGATTCCACAAGGCGAAGGCCGAGGTAAGGTAGCTCTTGCCCATCCCACGGAAGCCCTCGATAACGATGCGCTTCTTTTGCTTGCTCCACTCGTGGCGGTCGCTGCCCTCCTTGGGGCCATGCTGCAAGAAGTCTGCTACGTCATACTGAACAGGAGTAGGATCAGGTAGGCCAAGCTGCTTCCAGATAACCCAAACGAAGTTTTTGAAGTTTGAGAGCTTCTCCGGGTCGTAGCCAAGGTTGATCGCTGAGCCAACAGAAAGAGGATGGATCCCATCGTACTTCCGGGCCTTGTCCTCTGTCATCCAGCCTCAGCGTCAAAGGGCATAGCATCAGCCAGGTTCCTAAGAGGAGTAGCGTTGCTAGGGCTGATCGAGGTAACACCATTGTCTTTCAACAGTTGCCTGGCCTGAGAAACCTCAGGGGCCGTGGCCTTACCAGCCAGCAGCTTTGCCGTGAGGTGCCTCAGGGTGGCGTCATGGAGAAGGTCATAGACATCATCAATCGGAAGGTCTGCAACCTCTCTGAGCTTGGCCTTGTAGAGCATCTCATCGAGCTTGCTCTCGGGCGGTAGCTTATGCTCAGACATCACTAAGCATCCATGCAGCCATGACGAACTCAGCACCACCAGAGCCGTTAGTCATGTCGTAAACCTCGAGCCTGATCTCTGGAGTCAGCGGGATGGCGATTGTGCTGAGCCCCTGAGAGATAGAACCAGAGGCTTGTACGAAGTCAGAGCCAGCAGCACTGATAGCAATAGCACTAGAAGAGACCTCTGTCAGTGGAGGCAACAACATGGCCCAGTTAGCTGTAGGGTCGTCCCTACCCATCACCCTGATGTCATAGGTGTCGAGAGCGGCGAAGGCTGCACGGTTGAATGACAGCCACCCATCAGGCATGCGGACATCCTCAGCATAGATCGTGTCCGAGACCCAGGGGTTAGTCCCACCAGGCCTAAGGCCGTAGTTGGTGGCGTTGAGAAGGAACACAGAGGATCCATCGTTCAGCTTGAAGCTGAAAGCTCTTGAGACAGCCATTATTCAAGCAACCAAATGTCAAAGTCCCCGGTACCGGTAACTGCGTGAAGGTCCACACGCATATAGGGCCATAGGGCAATTGCGGGGGAGATTAGTGTAGCGGTGTTAGCGAGGCCGATTGTGCCGTTAGCCTGAACCCAGTCAGTGCTGTTTACACCAGGGGAGGAATCCGTGCTAAGCAGCTTGTAGACCATCGCTAGGCTGGTGGTCGATGCTGGGTCAGCTCTGCCATAAACCCTGATCTCAAAGCTAGTAGGGTTGACGTTGGTTGCGATCTGAATATGGCCAACCGAGTCCCTGACTAACTGGGGAGAGAACTCCGTTCCCAGGGTTTGAGCCGTAACGGAGCCCGTGTTCAAGACTTTAGTGGATAGTGCCATTTCTTAGAATAGTCCTTGCTTCAACCGATCCCTCTCACGGGCGATGCGTTGGGTTTCTCTCTGGAGCTTGGGGAACTCCTTATACATTTCGTCCTTAGCTTTGGACCTAAACTTACGAATGACACGCTTGATTTCACCCACCCTGGGGCTCTCAGGTACGTCAATGGACTCTTCCTTGGTCAGCCTTCTGTACTTGCTGCTGGTAATTAGCCTACGCAGGGAGCCTTTGAGAGTACGGCCTTTGATCTTCACACTACCCTGTAGCTCAAGCCAACGGTCATAGGCAGTTTGGCCAGTAGACTTTGCGAAGTCATGCAAGCTGATGCCACCAGCCACAGCCCTGGGAGGGGTATGGCCATATCCAATGTCGGCGAGCTCGCGGCGGATAAGGTCATCCGATACGTTCTCGTAGGCAAAGGGCAAGATGAAGTTGGTCACTCTGCCAGTCTGGTTGGCAAATATTGACCTGGGGCGGTCTACAACGTCACCAAGGAGGTCTCGCTGAGGCGGCAGGGTGGCAGACAGCCCGGGGATGCGGTCCTTGATTTGGTTGACCATGGATCTAAGGTCACGGTCCACAGGGTCGATGACGCGGTTGATGTTGCGACCCAAGGAGCCCAGGGGTACTGCCCCACCGATGACTCCACCAACCAGGTTGATGTTGCTGCCCTCGGGGTCCTCGGCAAGCTGGATGAGGTTGCTAAGGCCCTTGAGGTAGGTCTTACTGGTCAGGTTTTTGGCGACGCCAACAGCCAATCCTGTGACCATCTGCTGTGCGAAAGATTCACCATCCTCGCCAGCACGCTGGAAAGCATCAGCAAAGTCAGCCACGGTGCCCATAGTGGAAGCGAATGGATCAAGGCGGCTGTAACTGATGTACTTGTCGCCCACCTTTACGCTGTATGGCTTCCAGCCAGCTTGCTCTTTGACCTTGCGCTCAGAGGCAGACTTGGGTCCGCCGCCAGTGATTAGGCCTTGGTTGAATAGTGTGCCGATCAAGGAGACGGCTGTGACGCCGGTAACCAGCTTACCCGTGGCTTCAGCGACTCGAGCAGGATCACCAGAGAATAGGTCCCCCCTGAAGTTGCCGTGGACTGCCTTGAGAGCTTCCAGGGAATCAGGGAAGAACTGCCTCTGAACCAAGCCAACCAAAGCCATAGGCGGAGCTGTAAGCCTAGTAACGGCCTCGTTCACCAGGTTGGCTGGCGTTGTCACGAAAGGAACAAACAAGTTGGCCCAGGGGTGGTTTCTTCGGAAGTAGTTGACATGCTGCTCAACCGTGGTCCCGCCATCAGCAGCGATCCGCTTGTTAGTGAAGGTGCTTAGCTCAGCCTGACGGCCCAGCTCTCTAGCAAGCCCAAGCTCAGAGTCGTGATCCTCGAGGGCCAGCCCCATCCTACGCTTGAGCTCCTTGCCGTATGCCCCACCACTGAGGCCAGAGTCAGCCATGGACTCCTTGACCTTCTTGAACAGCACACGCTCATTGAGGAGCTGGCTGTCGAAGAAGTGCTTGTCTACTCGCTTGGCGACCTCGGCCCCAACGTCATCCACACCCTCGTCGACAACATCATCCCAGATACGAGCCGTGGCATGGCTACGAGCCACCCAGGTCTTGAGAGCGTCGTCAGTGGACTTGAGCACGCGGCCAGGGAACCTGAACGTGGTCCCCAGCCAATTCATATGGGCTGCAAGCTCAGGGTGTTTGCTGGCCCACCCAGAGCCACCAAGCAAGGTTAGGATGCTTTTGCCGTTGATCGCCCCACCGGGCTCCAGGGCCTCTGCTAGGTTGGCCGTGCCCTGCTTGAAGATGCTCTCAGTGTCACTGGCCTTGAAGCTCTTCCAGAAGGTTTGGCTGGCTTGCCTAAGAGAGTCATGCAGCGAGAACATCGTCCTCAGCTCACGAATGCGCTTAGCAGCTTCCCTTAGGTGAACCTCTGATCCGTCCCTGAGGGTGGCTCGAGCCCCAGCTGCCAAAGCACCAGCAGCAGACTCAACAGGCCTGAACAGGGCAAAAGCTGCTGAGCTAAAGAAGTTGGTGGATGCTGTCAGCGGGCCACTGAGAAGGTTGCCGATGTAATACTCGGTGCCCATGGAATAGAACAACTCCATGCGAGTGCCACGGGCAGCCTGAGAAACAGCAGTAGCGGCGTCACCGTTGTTGCGCTTGATGAAGTCGTTGATGCGCTTAGCGTTCTTGAGCAAGGCCTCACGGCCCCCAAGGTCACTGATGGAGCTCTTCAAGTCCTCAGGGCTAATCCCATCAAGACCAGCGAAGTCCTGGAAGCGGCCCTGGAAGCCACGCATGAGACGGCCCACATTGGACCTGATGCCGCTGACATGCCCCATAAGGTTGGCGAACAGGGTCATATCAGCAGCCATCTCGAAGAGCTGATCGTCACCGTTCTTGCCAGCCTCAATAGCGGCCAGCTTCTTGGCAATAGAGTCACCAGTGACCCCCAGGGCAACCTGCGAAGCCAG